TGTGAGCAGGTGCGAAGACGCTACTCGGCACTCAGGGCACGGCTCCAGTCTGTAGGATCGTGGGACCGCCAAGAAGCATCTGAAACGGATTTCAAAAAAAGAGAGGAGATTTAAGAAAGACACGAACCATTGCATTTCAAAGCAGATCGTTGAAACGGCACAAGGCACGAACCGGGTGATAGCCCTTGAAGACCTGACAGGGATTCGCTCCGGTAGCACGGTTTCAAAGCCACTACGNGTCTGCTCTCGGTAAATGGGCGTTCTATGAGTTAACCTCGTTCATCCGGTATAAGGCGCAACTCCTCGGCATCCCGGTGATATTTGTTGATCCGAAATACACCTCGCAACAGTGCTCGGTGTGTGGGTTTATCAGCAAAGAGAACCGGAAGTCGCAAGCGGAGTTTGTCTGTCAAGCGTGGTGGTCATGCGGAGAACGCCGACATCAACGCCGCAAAAAAACATTGCACTCAGGGCTGCCGTCAACCAGCCTATTGCACTCCGCTCCTCAAATCAAGTAGAGGAGAGATGGAAGGGCAAGCCCACCCCTAAAGGGGTGGGCAGTTGACTTGCAGCACTTAGTTTCATATTCATGGTAGCGAAGGTAATTGCGAGTGTGAACAGTCCAAGTGAAGTAAAGAGTGCAGTAAAGATATTCACGGAACCAATGTTNNAAGATACAATCATGNAGTTGAGGAAGAAGANTAATTGAGAATGAGAANCCNACGATACTAATAATNGCGTCTTGCCATTTCATNTTTGATTACCATAAGTTCCAGGGTTGCCTTGATCTCACGTAACTGTTCTTCATTAGCATCAACAATGAGAATTTTATGTGTTGTATGATCTTTATCATTACTATCAGTAATATGGGTGGGTTTGGATATATGAAATAATATAATTCTCCCGGCAGGATTTGAACCTGCGTCACTGGATTTCTTCAGAGTGTGACAGGAGTTACCGCCCGTTCAGACTAAATTGTGAGTTTTGCCCACACTCTACCAAAGTCCAGTAGGATTACCGATTACCCTACGGGAGTGATGTGTCAGGCAGGNTTNGAACCTGCGATACCCTTCGGCAAAGGATCTTAAGTCCNCCGTGTTGCCACTCCACCACTGACACGCTATTTACTTTATTACACGTTGAACTATAAATAAGTTACGTTACGTATCCGTTATACAAATGGAATNATTTAATAGAGATAATTTAAATACGTAATATATATGATGAGTAATAGTATATCTGACCTTGCGTATTGTGCCGGTCTTATGGATGGAGAGGGTTGTATTACACTTACCAGGGATAGTGAATCANATTATAGATTACGCGTTAAAATAACATCTACTGATTATTCTGTTCTCGAATGGTTACAGGAACACTTTGATGGGTATATTCATCTCTCACGTAAGGAGAGTAAATATAACAAAGAANCGTGGGATTGGGTATGCAAGGTTGAAGATCAGGTTGTGTTTTTATTCGGGATTCTTCCTTACACTATTATCAAGCGCGCACAGANCATTGAGGCGTTGAATTATCATTTTGAGAAACAGAATGGTGGTAAGTTAACTGAAGATGAATATAAGTTACGTAGTGCATATTACGAAAGATTAAAAACATTGAAATAACCCCAATTTACTCTTCTTTTTTTCTTGACTTTTATACTTNACCGAAAGGTTTAAATAGTAGTAATNAAANACNTNNANTATATTATATCTNTTTNTTAAANNGGTATAATAAACTATATTATATTCTATAGTTNATTTTTTGAATAGAGGGGTGAATANAATCGTTTCTGAACGTTTGNTGTTGGATGGACCTGTTTTCCCAATTGCACAGAAGAACAGAAATGGATGGGGTNTTCCCCTCGATTCTGTTGATTCTGCTATTTCTTCATTAAAAACATCCGTTGTCCGAATTTGCCCCTCTATTTTTGGAGAGAGCGAACATCATTGTGATCTTTCGGGTAGTAGGAAAGATGAAATTGGTAAAGTTGTCGATGCTTACCTTGATAATAATGAGGTAAGGGCAGTTGTAGAAATTACTGATTCAGCCGCTATACAGAAATTGAGTGATGGAACGTGGCAACCTACGTGGTCTGTGTTCGGTAGTGGACAGCGTGATTCTGACGGATGGGTTCATGGTTATANCAATGAATCGTTAACTTTTGTCAAGAATCCTGCCTGGGAGAACGCGAAAGGTGAAATAATCTTTTCTGCAAGTGAAGATGGACAATCAGAAGTTAAAAATTTAAAATCTTACACTACGCTTGAGTTGAACCAGGATAAAGAAGATTTAAGTAAATATTATGCTTCTATTTTAAATTCTGATGATTTCTTTACAGATAATTCATCTTCTACTATTATTGATAATACTAAAGGTGAAACTATGACTGATACTGTTGAAAGCACTCCTACTGATACTGTTGAAAGCACTCCTACTGATACTGTTAAAAACACTCCTATTGAGAGTGTTAAAAGTACTCCAACTGAGAGTGTTGATTTTGAGAAGGTAATTGCTTCAAAGGACGAGGAAATTGCTAAACTTAAAGAGCAGATTAAAAAGATGGAGAAGGTCCAGGCTGCTGCTATTACCCCTGAGACATTTGAGACTGTTGTTGCATCACGTATTGATGCTGCACTCAAGGCAGAGCGTGAGCGCATTGAGAAGGAACATGCACTTACTGAATACAAGAATTTGTGTGCCTCGCTTGAGATTACGCCCGAAATTGAGCGTTTCCAGAGTGAGAAGTTTTCCGCTTCTGATGTGCGTATGCACATTGATCTTCTGAAAAAGATTGCAGGTAAGCGTGAGAATGTTGAAGCGGGTGCTCCTATGTATACGTCTACTCCTGAGAAGAAGGAAGAGACTCCTGAATCGTTCCAGAATGAATCTGGTTGGACTGTCGGTTATTACCGCGATGGTCAGTGGTTCACGGAGTAAAATAATAATTTGAGGTGAAATATTATGGGATATTATGGTTTTGTCGAACCGGATAATAAGGTTATTGCTTACGCTCCTAATACTATTCTGATTCAGGAAGAGAAGGCAGAAGNAGCAACCATTAAACCGGGCATGGTTGTAATGAAAGGCACGAATGACGATGATGTTGTTGCGTGTGATGGTGTTACGAAAGCACCGTTTGGTGTTGCAGGTTATGAGCAGAGTTTCTTAGGTGCTGCATCGTCTACGTCTAATCGTCCTGCCAATGTTGATACCGCTTACGCTAAGGACGCGCGTGTTCCTGTTCTTGGTGGTGGTGGATTCGTCGCTATGATGCATCTCGCTCCTGGTGTTGGCACTGTGAAGGGTGATCTGCTCGCATCGTGGGGTGGTGGCACTGTTGTTCCTGTTGTGCCTATGCCTGGAGGGTATGGTGTCAGGATTCCGTTTGCTAAGAAAGATGGGGAATTTGATACTGGCGTTGATCTCCCGGAAGGCATGATTATTTCTGATGTCATTGTTGAGGTGGACTAAGGAAGTTGAAAGTGCTACTATTGATGTTGGCCTTCTGTCTACTGAAAATAACAATAGTGGTGACGCTGATGGATTCCTTGATGGTGAATCGTGTGCTGCTAAGGGATTTGTAAAGCATAATACTGTTGCTACTGATGATACTACTCTTACACTTGGTGCATATCTCACAGAAGCGGATATTGTTGATGCTACTGATAGCGACGCTCAGACTTATAGAGTTCCTAATTATCATGTTGTAGGTGGTGGACAGGTTTCGGTTTCGTATACTACTTCTGATAGTGCTAATCTTGCAGGTAACTTCTATATGGTATGTGCTGCCCCTGGTTTCCAGATTGTAGGTCGTGCTGAAGAGACGCTTGCACCTGTTACTGCAACTGTTAATGATGCTACTGAATTTGTCAGTCAGAACGTTATGGCTAGGGTGTATATTTAAACTATTTTTGAGGTGACTATAAAATGACTTTTCCCGTTGAATATTACAGACAGATAAAGGATGCCATTGGTCTTTACCGCGCGTAAACAGGCAGTTGCACGTAAGATTATTAATACTCGTAACATTTCCGGTGGTATTGGCGTTCAGCAGTGGACGTATGACACGGCTAATGAAGTTTCGGATGCTCTGCTGACGTATCAGTTTACGGACACCGCTGAGGATTGGATTGAACTTACTCGCACCGATGTGCCTATTCCGCTTCTGCATAAGGAGTATCGTATCTCGCGTAGGGATCTTGCTGCTGCTGCTCGTGGTGGATTTGGCATTTCGACCGCTACTGTTTCAAGTGCCGCTTACAAGGTTATGAATCTTGAGAATCAGTTAATTCTTAACGGTTTCGCTGCCGGATGGAACTAACTATGACATCAAGGGACTTTATCAGAGTGCAGGTAACTCTTATACCACGCAGAGTGATTTTGGAACTGCCGGGAAGCCGTTGGAGGCTGTTGCAGGTGCCATTGATCTGATGCAGGCTGATAACATTACTGGCCCGTATAATCTTGTGCTTAACCCCACTCAGTATATGGAACT